AGGGAACAACCCCGCCGTCGGCGGTCTGGCCGCGAATTCGGCCAAAATAGAGAAAAAGGAGGTCCACATGGATCTCGTAACATTGAAAGCCGAATCCCCCGAAACGTACAAAGCCGCTTTCGACGAAGGGGTCAAGGCCGAAAGGACTCGCCGCGAACAGCTCATGGCGTTCGTCGGCATCAACGCTGAGGGCGACAAAGCCGTAAATGAAGCTATCGCCAACGGAAAGGAATACGCCGAGGTCGCCCCGATCCTCGCCGCAGCGACCGCTCGCGGAGCCGCGAAACCCGACCAGGGTGAAAACGCTCCCGAAGTCGATGGTGCGAAACCTGTATCGGCGTCAGGCGCGTCCGGCAATTCTGAGAACGAAATGGCCGTATTCAAGGGCCTCGGTCTCACCGCCGAAGACGTGAAAAAGTACGGAGGCAGATAAATGTCGTTGACCGCAGACCGCGAATATCAGACCATAAACCCGACGGACATCAACAAAATCAAGGCGGGTGCGGCTGATACTCTATACAAGGGCGCGATAATCAATATCGGGACAAACGGCTTCGCCAAGGTCGCCGCCGATGTCGCAGGGGAGGTGCCGCTTGGCATCAATACGCGACAGGTGGTTGCCGCCGGCGCGAACGCCGAAACCCTCGATGTCGAGTCGGGAACTTTCCGACTCCTAAAAGTCACGAACCACAAATTTACCATCCATATCACGGACGACACCGCCGCCGGTAACGCAAAATTTGACGGTAAATATTTCGTCATCTACTCGGGGACGACCGGATACTATGTCTGGTTCGACCTGGCCGCGGGAAGCGTTGACCCGGCACCCGCTGGCTTGACGGGCGTTGAAATCAATATTTCAGCGATCAATACCGATGCCGAAATCGCCGCGCTTATCGAGACCGCGCTTGAAGCCCTCGGTGGTGGAGGCGGCGCCGTGTTCGGCGTGGCGACCGTAACCCATGTCTGTACCGTGACAGTGACCAAAAAAGGCGCGTGTGAATTGTCCGGCAATGGAACGGCCGCCGCCGTGGTCCTCGTTACGAATACGGTACTTGGTACGGCTGTCCAGTCCGATGTCGGAGAACAGTTTTACGCCGTCGCTGATGATGGGGTGGTCTATGCCTCCGAAAAAGCGAACGTGACGGCGGCTCTCGGGTTATGCGTCGGGCTCTCGACAAATAACTATCTCTGGATCAATACGAAAATCCGCGCGATATAGCGTGGAAGGAGAGGGAATATGGCTCTTGCAGCTGATAGAGATATTGAGACCGTAAATCCGACTGAGGTCATAGCGATCAAGGCCGGCGCGGCCGATACGGTTTATAAAGGCTCGATTGTAAAAATCGAGACCGATGGTTATGCCGAGGTCGCCGATGGTGCGGCCGCAAGCGTAAATATGGGCCTGGCCACTGAGCAGATCGTCTGCGCCGGTTCCCATGCCGAGTATGTAAAAATCGAGATGGGGCGCTTCTGGATGCCGCATACCGGCGCTGCGCAGACCGATGTCGGAACGCTCTGCTACGCCGTGGACGATGAGAATATCGACCACACCGCGCAGGCCGTGACCGACTGCGCTCTCGGGCTTGTCATCGGGTTCAAAACTGGCTACCTCCTCGTAGATACGAGGATCAAGGCGCTGTCGTAAGCCTCGCGTCGCGGGGTAAAAGTCTGTTGACCGGCACGCCGGTCGGAGGAGATAGAGGATGATAGTAGACACCATTGCCCTGGAAAAAGGGCTGAGAATTGATTTTTTGAAGGCTTACGACGCCATGATCGGAGGCGACGCGTATATCGAGCTTGCCGATGCGCTGGCAACGACCATTCCCTCCAATTCCTCGGAGGAAAAGTATGGATGGTTCGGCGACCTGCCCATAGTCCAGGAATGGCTCGGGGACAAGGTAGCCGGAACCCTCGCCGATTACGACTACACGGTCAAAAACAAGGACTGGTACGCGGCTCTTGATATTGACCGCAACGAAATCGACGATGACAAGCTCGGCGCCCTATTGCCTAGGATGCAGATGCTTGCCAAAACGGTACGCGGATGGAAGGGCGAGATGATCGCCGACTTCCTGATCAACGGTACGACCGGCCTCGCTTATGATGGCGCCGCGTTCTTCTCGAACCGCGCAACGAATGACAACCTTCTCGCCGGAACCGGAACCACGCTCGCGCAGTTTAAGGCCGATGTCTACAGCGCCCGCGCAACAATGATGAAATATACATCCGACGTTGGTCGCGTCATGGGCCTAATGATGGATACCATCGTTGTCCCGCCTGAGCTTGAGGGTCTGGCCTATGAGGCTGTAACCTCGACGATGGGTGTAGCGGGCGACAACGTGGCAAACCCGATCAATAAGTGGATAAAGCGCGTCATCGTCCTGCCCAAGGCAACCGATGCCAACGACTGGTATGGTCTCGCCTCCGGCTGGCCGCTCAAGCCTTTTATCTTCCAGGACCGAAAAGAGACCACGCTCGTCCTCGACGATACCCAGGTCAAGCGGAATCGCAAGCTGATCTACTCCGCCGAGATGAGGGGCAATGCCGGTTACGGTTTCTATCAGATGGCCGTCAAGGTGGTCAACTGATGGGCAAAATACGGGTTCGATATCCTAACGGATTCGAGACCGAATATAGGCCCGAAGTGGCGAATATCCTGGCCGGGCGCGGTGAGGTAGTAATCCTTGCCGTTCCCGGTCAGGGTGACGCCACCATACCCGAGCTGTCGGAAGCGAAAACTTCGCTGGCTAAAAAGTCGGAAGTTTTGTTAGGCGCGGGGGTCTCGAAGCCCAAGGCAGGTGGAGTACAGCGCAGAGGTATTAAATGAGCTTGAGAGATACGGCGGCGCAGGACTCTACCGATATCATCGAGGATGACGATGATTTTGCATCCGATATTGTATTGATCGCACCCGATACGACGAGGCACGAAGTAAAAGGCTTTTACAATCGTATCGGCGTGATGATTGACCCAAATACCGGGCTCAAGATCTTTGGAAATTCTTCGTCGATTACGGTTTCTCTAGCGACGCTCGTATCTCAAGGCGTGACCATCGATGCGCTAGATACGGAAAATTGGCAGGTAGAGGCCGAGGATATAAATGGCGAAAAAGTTGTCGGCTATATTTCGGCCGCTCTCAAAGATAGGACGCTGGGACGGGTGACAATGGCGATCAGGACGGTGCCGCAAAATGAGTAGCATAATACCGCGACCATTTGACGATATTCTCATTGACCGCATCGTCACGCGCCTCCTAGCGTTTCGCGATGAGCAAATCGCACTTGATAAATCGATTGAGTTCGACGTCGAGCGTGATAAGCTCAATCCCTGGCAGGGGCTACGTCGCCCGCTCGTTAATGTATGGGCCGACGATTCAGCCCCGAAATCGGGAAGTACAAAAAACGCTCAGGACGATCAGGTAGCCGTATGTTGCGACCTCTACGCTCGAGGTATCGACGGCCTAAAAACCTCGGACAAAAACGCGGTGACCAGGCTTCTTTACCTCAAAGAGCAGATACGGTATGCGATTTATGATTTAAACGATAAGCATTTTGGTTACGCTGTCGGCATCGTCGGACCTATTTCGCCGCCTTCATGGGCGAGATTTAAAGACCAGGGCGGATTCCCTGAGGAGACCATTGTCGGCGGGCGGCTATCGTTTACCGTCGGTTATGTTTGGATACCGCGCGATGTCGAGGGCGATCCTTTAGTGGAACTTTCTTGGATCATCAATTTGTCAAAAAATGAGGAACCCGCGCCCACGGGTGGCGCTCATGTAGAAGGGCTCGAAGAATACACCCCGGCGAGCTAGGGCAGGAGGTTATACATGGCTGTAGGATTTACACTGGTACCGTCAAACGCCATCGCGTCGGCGGTATTCGTCGAGCAGTACAATAAGCGGGCGGGGCTTTCGGGCCTTGTAATTCCGCAGAAGATTTTACTTATAGGAAATTTCCTGGCGGCAAAATCCCCAACGCCCAACGTTGCGAGGCTCATCACCTCGGCGGACGAAGCAGCGAGTATCTACGGTAACGGGTCCATGCTCCACATCATGGCGATGCACGCTTTCGCCGGAGCGGGTACGGTCCCTGTCTATGCGCTTCCCGTCGCGGCCGGCACCGGATCGGCAACCGATACCATTACGGTATCGGGTACGGCATCGACCGCCGGAACTCTTGCCCTTTACATCGCAGGGATGCGCGTCGCCGTGAGCATCGTTTCGGGCGCCGTGGCCAGCGCTGTCGCTACGGCTATCGCGGCCGCGATCAACGCAAAGGTGGAACTCCCAGTAACCGCTGCCGCTGACTCGGCCATCGTCACACTGAC